GGAGATTTCAGTACGTTCAGATTTGGGTTCTGACGACCCTTTTTAGTAGGGCCCCTGCCGTGGAGTTTAGTTCGATGAACTTGCTCTGCGAGAGAGGTTTCTGCCATCAAGAGTTCAGTCTTGAATTTGACAGTATCTGTTTTGCTAAACAGTTTTAACTTGTACGCATACATTAATGCGCTTTTGAGATTTATACACTCATTAGAAGGAAGTGAAATGACTTTGAGTATACTCGATTCAATTTTCAATATTGCCCCTACAAAGTCCGGCATGATTATTATAAGAATCGTTATATCGCTGAGAAGCGAGTTTGTTTAGTATCATAAGCAGTAATTTTATATTACACCCTGTTTGGGAGTTGTTAGATAGTAGTATGCTTATACTATCGCGATATACAATTTATCCCACCGCCCACAGATGAGGCAGATCATCATCTGAGTATCTAATATCACGAGAAGCCTAGTAACTTAGATTTAGTCAACAATGTTTGTTGGTTACTTGTTATACATTTGGCCCTCAGGCTCACCGAGGTCAGTGTTTGTTATGTTGTGGAGTGCGTTTGGCGACGTACCCACAAACGGTGTATAGGAAGAGTTATCAACAATATATTTAAGCGGTGCGTTTTATTACGCAGCTCGCCCTAATTATCAATTTTCATTAATAAAAATAGTGCCCCGTGCAATATCGAGCGGTTCTGAGTAACCCAGGGACGAAAATGAAAAGGTGTTGGTTGTTAGTTATGGTTAAGAGTACAAGCCAAAAGTTATTGTGATATTTTGCGGATTCCTTTGAGCGCAACGGTACACAAGGATAAGTATGAAGAGTGTCGACCTTCATATCGAAAAATTAGACAAAACCCCCTAGCCTTCCAAAATGCAAGTTCTTATAAGTGACAACGATATTGGTGAGAAGAGGCACGTCAATACTACGCCAAAGGGTATTGACACCCCTTGTGGACGGGACCACAGAGTTGGGTTTGAAGTGGACAGCACCGTAGATTTACTCTACAAAGCTCAAGCGATGCCAACATGTACCCAAGTTCCACTTGGTGGAGATCGTAGGAAAGACCTAGATCTAGTCAGAGTTAGTAACGGAGGATCGGATGTTCAATGTAATGAAAATAAAATCTATAAAAATATGAACACCGAACAAGGATTAAACGAGTTGGGAGGATTTCACCATATAGTCACCGGAACTGCATTTTCTCACAGTAAAAGTACTATTGAACACGTTAAAGAATCAGTGGCCAGAGAGAGACTGGACCTGCAATGTTTAACGTGTAGTTATCGTAAGCTATTTAAAAGACAACGCAAGTTTGTACCTGTGGCTGGAGCGAGACCAGACCAGCAATGCATCTTGTGTAGAGACAAATATTACCACACTTATACGTGCCAGATGGATAATACTGTCACAACGGCGGAAAGCACAGCGCCTACAACAACCTCGACTGTGGATATAGTTGCTTTGCAACAGTTCTCGCGTTTAAGTGAGACACCATTACCTCAGAGGGAGGAGGAGTACATCCAACCTCCAGAGATGCCAAATTTTATTAGATTTGAAGGACCCACAGCACCTGCGTGGGTCAGAGACATAGAAGCATATCACGATATAGGTGATTTGTATATGGACAGCAGCACGACGGCATCATCCGTCATTGAATCGGTTAGCATGCATAGTGAAGGACCAGATTGGAGATCACCGTATTGGGATAGTGATTCTCGTAGTCACAATTTAATTTTCCAACAATATCAGGAACGTGCAAATAATGCTATGTCTAGAGTGAAGATGAAGTTGGATATGGATAAAGTCCTCTTATATAGTGAGAAGATAGCCCTTTTGTGCATGTCTCTTTCTGCTCAGACGACATACCGCGGATTTATATCAACGATAGTTTATGCCTTAAAGGACTTTGGTGTTATATCGACGCGTCGATCACTTTTTATTTCTGTGATCCGCTTGTGTCGTGAATACTTAGATAGTGATGTAGGTGAACAATTTGAAGAGTATGCTGGTGATTTGGATGAAGACGAGTATGCACATGTCGATGACCAAAATTATACCACCCAATCTGCAGAGAAAGTCAAGATTGCTTTAGACGCTGTCATAGATTGTTTACGAAATCCATCTCGTATTGCTAAAAACCCAATTGTTAGAGGGATTGTGCGATTCTTGAGAGCCATTACGGCACTTGGTATGATGACATATTGCCAAGGTGATTATTGTCTCAAAGGCATAAAGCTCTTTGCCATCGAACCTATTACGGGTGGTGTTTTTGAAGTCTTTGTTGTGCTAGCGGATTCACTGCAGAACTTTTTGGATTATGGTTATGCCATGGTTATGGAGAAGTCGGTCTTCCCAGTGAATTATAGTTTTGACAAGCTGCATGATTTAGAATTGAGAGTTGCTGAAATGGACGCTTGGATGCCTTTCTTTGAGAATGGGCGATTATCTGAGCGCGGTATGCAAAGGTCGGACTATCTGATTAAGTTGAAGTCGCTCAAAGAACACATCATTGCAGTACGAAGGGCAGCGCCTGACAAATTTGCTGAGAAAACACTAACAGCACTGTATGGCAAGATGGAAAAACTATCAACGCGTGCCACTATGGTGACCTTAGCATCAGGATTGAAGTATTGTCCATTTGGTTATTCCATTGCTGGTCCGGCGGGTATTGGAAAGAGTTCTGTTAATGACCACCTGATTAATTATTTCTTTCAGTGGAAAAAGACTACACAGAATTGGAAACCCGAAGGTAAGGATGCAGAATATCGTGTCACTGTTAATATGTCAGATAAGTTTCAGTCCGAAGTTTTTTCTCACCACATAGTAGCGACTCTTGATGATTTTATGAATAAGAGAGCCGAGAAAGTGGCACCGGGTGAGACACCACATGATTTGTTGATAAAGATTGTTAATAATGTCCCCTGTACTGCACTGAAACCAGATGTGGAGTCGAAAGGAGCTGTACCGATGAATTTTGAATTGGTCGGACTAACGACAAATGTACCGCACCTGCATGCTACGTTGTTTGTGAACGATGAATATTCTATTTTGCGGCGAGTTGGATTCACTGTGTTCCAATATGTGAAACCTGAGTTCAGGAAGGTTGATCAAGAATGCCTTGACCCGGTTAAGGCAATGGGCCACACAGATTTATGGAATATAGATGTTTTGTACCCCATTGCTGTGAAAGAGGGCAACAAAATGGTTATCAAGTGGGTGTATTATGATTTACCACCGTCCATTGCCACTCCTGAGAAAACAAAGGCTAAGAATTTGAACTTACACGATTTGCTAGTGCTTTTTGGACACGAATTGGATAGACACCATGCAGCACAAATACGTTTACTTAAGGAAGCATGTTGTGAAGATAAAACGTGCAGCCATGGTTTCCCAAAAGCTGTTTGCTCTTTATGTGCTGCGAGGGTAGCTGATGTGCCGCTTACCCTGGACACGGAACAAGTGATGAGCAATGAGATAGAACAGTCTAATCAATTCTTAGTGAACTCGGAGCCAATACCTTTAGAAGATGGTGAAGAGGAAGAGCTTCAGTTTGTACCAGGACCCGATTTCCCCATAAGTGCTGTCAGGAAGTATAAGAGAGTGCCACCTATTGAGGAAGCACGTGTTGTGGAGCCTGTTGATATCATCTGTGATGCAAGTGATTGCACACCAATCCATACCAATAAAGATAGGGAGAATATCCCTGTCCCAAATTATGGGTTTAGTGATGATGTTTCAGTGCGTAGTGATACCACACCTTTTATCGTGCACGTTCAACAAGAGCTGTTTACTGCGCCTTTTTGGTTCTTAGATTATTTTGAGAGCTTTGTAGATGTGTTCTGTCCGTGGAGGTTAACTGATAATCCAATCCATATTAACAAACCATGGTTGATAGATTGGGTGCCGCGCGTTGTTTTGAATAAGTACCCTGACCTGATTGAGATATCGCATTTCTCACGTACTACCATTCGCAATAGGCGTTGCATCGCTGCATTGATATCAGTGTTATGTCCTGTATCATGTCTTTGGGTGGTTCGGGATATGTGGAATCATACAGTACCTTTCTTCTCATCGTGTACGTTCATTTTGCTTATATTGTTCCTTGCACACATGCATAATCAACACGCTGATATGGTTGCTCGATACTATGTGCAACGCAATTTGAGATGGAGTAATCTGCTAACTCTCTCATGGATGCCTAGGATTATGAAGAAAAGGTTGAAGTACATATGGACCCTGGTTTTCGTCTTAGGAGTTGTCACCTGTCTCAAGAAAATATTTAATAAGATTGTGCCTTTGGATAAGATGGTTGTGGACGCCTTCAAGAAGAAGAAGCAAGATGAGCCGGATGATGATGTCGCTGTTGACGGAGATTGCCAAGGTGGAATAGTATCGATACCCAATGCGAGACCAGTATGGGGAGGTGTTCAGTGTGTGCCTATTGTGAAACCTGAAGAGCATAACACCACTTTCTCACAGATGTTCAATGTAGTTAAGAAAAGTTTGGCCACGATTGATTACACTACAGTAGATGGCAAGATATGCCAGTGCACGTGTTTGATCATTAAATCGGGATTGATATTGGTACCTACACACTTTATACCCAAAACTCTGACGAAAGTTACGATATATGTGGGATCTAGAGAACACAGTGGAGGCATCATTAGATGTATATTGAATAGGCAGGATGGTTATAGTTTGAAGGACCGTGATTTATCGATATACCATGTTCCCAATTTAGGTGATAGGCGAAATTTAGTACCACTGTTGTCCAAGGACTTGTCAACTGACACCGTCATATGTAAATCTCTGTATAAAGATAAACATGGCGAGCTTAAGATCAACGATTTCTTCATTAAAGCAGAGTATAGAGAGGGACTAAGAGCATCTTACCTGGACAAATCTGAACATTTCGACTCAAATGGATTCTGTTATCAATTGCGCGAGGATACTTTCATAGGTCTATGCGGCATGGTGTTGATCTCAATTCTAAAGTGCCATACATTCACAGTTACCACACGAGTGGGAGGGACAAGTTTGGTGTTTCACATATGATTAGTGCTAGAGATGTCGTCCAAGCAGAGAAGTTTTTATATAAAGATCAATGTGCTAGACTACAACCTACTGATGCTGGGACAATGAATTTGAATAGAGTCAAGAGTTTTGAGCTCCAGTCTCAACCGTCTCATAAGTCCCCACTCATGTATTTAGATAAAGACACTTCCTTCGAGTATTATGGCACGATCAACACCCCTGTGGTCAAGTTCAAGCATTCAGTACATAAGACACTCATCCATGATACCATCAATGAGGTGTTTGAAGTCGAACCTAAAGTAGGTCCCCCACCAAACGTACCAACGTGGCAACATCATCA